CTGAAACCATAGAATCCTCCATCGCTTTGAGTAGGTTTGATAAATCGGGAGTGCTTTGGTGCAGCATCCCATGATGGAGTTTCTTCTTTTTTTTCGACCAACTTGGGGGAACAGGTATAAAGAATGTAATACTGATACCGTGTGAGGGGAAAGCGAACTTTTTGTTCTTGGCTTCGGCAGAAAGAGAAATTTTGTAGTTGTTATACTTCTCTATTCGGAGCAATCTTTTTAGTCCGGGAGGACGTAACTTGGCTCTTGGTATGCGAAATAAAATTCTATCTCCAACCGTTGTTCTTACATGGGTTTCGGGGGTGATATTAAGAATGTACTTCTTTTGTAGCAGATTTTTTACGGTTCTTTTCTTTGACCGCTTGTTGCAAAAGTACATAACTCATGTAAGAGTCTGACCAATTTTTCTTTTTAGCCATTTCACGAATGGTTTCAGCAAGTGGAATGTCTATCTGAATGTAGATTCTTACTGTTTGCTCGGTGTATAGTTTATTCCTACCCATATTTTTGATTATTTGTTACAAAAATACTAAAATATTTCGTTACCGATGGCAAAAAGCACCACAAGATGTACCTGATTTTTTATAATCGTCATAAAGAGCCTTAGTATCGAATAATTCATGCTTGCATTCGTTGGCTAACTGCCTTAAACTTTTACCATTGCCCATTATACTGTAAAATTTCTTCCTTTTGTCTTGTATTTCTTCCTCAAAAGCAACAACTTCCCAAAATTCATCTGGTTCTAAATGATACATGGCTCTATATTCCTTCTCTGATTTGAAAAAACACATTCTACAACCACCTCTTAGCATATATGGTTTCATATTTGGGTGTAGGTTGTAAAAATTCAACACTTCTTCGCAATCACTCCTTGTAAGCCCCTCATTTATTAGCGGGTAAACGTATTTCACGTTCTCATTAAGCCCCCAATTACCCTCTCGGCTATTTTCTTCGTCTACATTAAGCCCAATCATTAACTCACACTCGCCTTGTTCTTTTAAGTAATCATCTATTGGCTCAATCTTAAATATCCTTGTGCAGTATCTTGCCATACCAGACGGCATAAATTTTTGTGCAACGGCCAACTTTTCCAATGTATCGTATTCTTTATTTTTATGCTTGCCAACACCTTTAACTTTTATAATTTCAAATTCAGGGTGTATCTTTTTTATCTCATCTTGTACCATACTCATTCTTTCGTACATCTTTTTATGCTCCGACCCCGTATCTGCCCAAATTGCCTTCGCATCACCTCCATACAAAATACACATTGTTGTGCTTTCAACTCCACCACTAAATGAAATGAATTTCTTCATCGTACCAATACTTCCTCCTTTGGGTATAAGTTCATGTGTTTTTTATGAAATTTCTCTAACCATTCTCTCATGACGGGTACTTTTTTTTGCATTTTTTCAATAAGTTCATCATTTCTTGGTACTGGAATTTTTATTACTCTTTCTCTTGGGTCTATGTCGTCGAAAACCATTAAATTTCTCAATTCTTTGGCAGCTTTTTCGTAATCTTCCAAGAAATCTATCTTCTCTGTGTTCTTTGCCATCCTGTATTGCAGGCTTTCCATTTCCTGATTGATTATTTGTGGTGGTGCTGATACCAAGCAGTAGACGATGTTGCCCCCTTGCGCTCCTGTGAGGCTGTAATAGCAATTTAATTGAGCAACGTAAGACTTATCTGCATCTTCCAACAGCTTTGCCATAAAACTATCTAAATCCCACGAACATTTGATGTCGTTTACCACCGTAGCGTTTCTGATATTGTCGGAATCCGCAATGTCTGGATGCCCTTTAAACCATCCGTTCTCCAATTCTTCTTCATTCTTGTAATACATCCGTCCTTCCAATAGACTAAAGAGTTGAATGGCTTCAGGTTCGCAGATGATTCCTTTGTCCATTTGCTTTGTTGTAATGTCTTTTTTTCTTCCATATACTTCTTGGTTATATATTTTTATTAACTCTCCTGCACAGGTCTTGCCAATGGGATTACCCTTTTCTTTACTTTCTGCAAGTAGATTACCCCATGATGAGGCACGAAATTTTATAGAATCCCAATTAATGCTCATACTTATTTTCTTTTATGTGAATAATGTTGTGCAACTTCTTCTGGTGACATTTTCTTAAGCAATAGATTAACATTTGTGTTGTCTTCTTCGCCAATCCTTCTTTTAAACTCTGCCAATACCATTTTCTCACCATTATACTCAACCCATACGTTATACCTTACATTGCTCATCTGTTCTTTTCTGGTAGCCCATCTAACATTCCCCGGCTCATAGTTGCCGTTTTTATTTGGATGCCTGTCAAGCGTATGCGCTTTAGTTGGTCTAACCCCGACATCTTCTATAAATAATTCAAACGACTCGTTCCATCTGCTGCACACAACTACGCCTCTGCCCCCATAATTATGGTATGAGGGATTGTTTGGGTTATTACATCTATCTTTCATCATTAACCAAGAATAGTACCCGCTTGGTATATTGCCTTTGGATGTCAACCCATGTGTCCAAGACCCTCTCATAGCTTATTGATTTCGTTAAGTACATCATTGAAAAAATCTTTTAATTCATAGCCATCCATTGTTGTTCCGCTACCCATTTCCCCATGAAAGAAACTTGTATATTCTGGTTTGCATAAATTTTCAAGCACCGATATTATACCATTTACATGGATGATTGCGCACTTCTTTGCGTCTTTGGTTATTTGTTCGTCTGGCATCTCGGTATCCCAATAGCAATCCCATGTGGTAACGTGGGGCTTATACTTATCAACTATCTCTTTGGCTGTTTGTTTTGGGTCTGTCATTTTTTATTTTCAATTATTTATGAGTGGCTAAGTAGCCGACAAGTATGATGATTCCGATTATTAATATGAATCCTAAGTAGGCTATAAAATTCCAATCAATCTTATTGCTGCTCATGGTTGTTTTGATTTTAGATATAGTTGGTAGAGTTCTTTGTGGGTATAAAATTTATCCTTTTCTGATATTCGGTTAAATGTTTCTCCACGATAATCATAATGGAAACTTTGTTGGTTGATGAATTTGTGAAACCCAATACACTCTTGTTCTGCGTATTCATCCATTGCTGCGTGGATTATTCTACAATCAAACCTCCCATATCTTTCTACTGCCGTTCTTTGATGTGATTGGCAACCATTATCCACTTGGCTATCAAGTATTTCTTCCTTTGTCATTTCAGTTTATTTTTCCTTCGATAAATGTTTTTCTCTTGGCGTTATATTGGGGAACTATTTTATATTGAAGTGCCTCACTCATGTATCCTTCCAATTCTACCAATGATTCTGCATTATCAATAGCCTTCTCTACTTTCTCTTTGGCTGAATAGTCTATGGTTGGTAATGGAATTGGCAATGCGCCATTGGATGCGTTTAAGTATGGTGATTGGTTAAATTCGCCCCTAAAATCTGGGACGGGTACTTTGTTTAAACTATGCCATTTGCCAACTTGTTCTTTCACTTCATTAAAGCATTTGTCTTTGTCATCATCTTTATCAAGGGACACCTTCACAGATATTTTATTCCATGATTCTCCCGTTACTTGATTAACTGAACTACCAAAGTTTATTTCTTCGTACTTCATTTCTTTTCTTTTTTAGCTAACTCATCACAAAATGGTAAAAGGTCAGCATCATAAACAACCACTCCTTTTACTTTTTTAAATTTCTTATTAATAGATGCACAAATAAAATCAGCTACCAATCCTTTATCTACTGATTCATCTGAGGGTTCTATCTCTACAAAAAGGTTTATTGTTTTCATGATAAAATAATTTCTTTGATTGTAATAACATCAGAAGTTTCTTGAATTGGTAATACCGCTAACTCTTTGGTAATATCTATATGCTTTGGCTTAAACGATGGCGCAGTAAAGACAACAGTATGCGAACCTATTTCACCATCTCTTATTTCACACAATCTCGAACAACACCACCCGATTATTGGGTCTGAATCGAAATAATATCTCTCAAGGCTTTTATCTCTAACATACGAACCACCGACTGATTGTAGTTCAAATTCAGGGTATTGCTCTTTGATGGCATTACACAATGGACAGCTATGAATAGAATCATACGACGAATCAATGCAATGTCTTTTTTCAATCTTTACTCTGTATTCCATGATTATTGTTTTTTAGTTGTTAATTGAGATTGTTTTTGTGGTTTGGGTTTTACGTTATAGCCTACTATGACCCTGTTAAATAGAGCCTGCCCCTTTTCCTTGAAGTGGAGAATCCAATATATTTCCCTTTTGGAAATTGTTTTCTTAGTACAGGTTTGAATAATTTCCATAGTTATGTGTTTTCTCCTTTTATAATTAAAGAACGTATCAGACCTATGAGTCCCGAACCTTTGTTTAGGATTACAAGAGCCGCCCACATACAGCACTTCTTCTTTGTCTTTTATGCAATAAACGTAAAATTCCATTCTATTTTATTTTGCGGTTATCGAATTTTTTCTTCCAACTAAGAAGGATTTTATTGATAAGGACATTGACACTATCCTTTTGCCCCGCTTTCGCAACTAATGTTTCCATGATGCTTGGCGTTGTTCTTAGGTTATATTGCTTATCGGCAATTTCCCCGTCTATTGTTAATTTCTTACTCATAGGCTGCAAGTTAATATTAATATGACATTAATACCAAATAAAATCTTTGCAACATAATTTGCAACATCTTGTTTTCGGCACTTTAATTGACGTACCTTCCTACAAACTCAAAATCATGAATTTACTTACAATTATTATTTTATTGGTGGGGGTTGGCGTGGTGCTTTATCTTATCAACCGATTTATTCCAATGGATGCAAAGATTAAAACCATTCTTAATTGGGTAGTGGTTATTGTCTTGATTGTATTTTTATTGAAAGCACTTGGAGTATGGAGTTATTTAAGTAGGGTTAATATCTAATGGTTGATAAGAGATATAGGTCTTGTTTGGCAATTACTACCAAATCCAACTTCAGTAAACTTAGCCCCTAAGTATTCAATCTTGTTGTTTACTTTATTTTTGATTTTTGTGTAAGACGGCTTATCAATGATTTCAGAATAAGTACAATCAGTAAGGTAATCACATCCTGCCATTATTAGTTCGTGAGTAATGTTTGTTGCTGCATCGTTGGCTTCAAGTAAGAATTTTCTTTCATCAATGACCTCAAATCTCCCAATGAAACTGATGGATATAATCTTATTATCCTTTGTGGTTATGGTTTGCGGGTCTGTTTGAAGTGTTTCTGGTTTTATCAAACAAGTCAATGATTCGTGGACGAATGGTAACTTCCAATTCAAACCCTTCTTCATGTTTTTTTGGTACTTGCCTAAAAATAAAATAACCCCCGCCTCATAATGTCTTATTACCTGAAATGGCAATATGTACCTTTCGAGTAAGTCCCAAGCCCAATCCAATAACTTTATTAAGAAGTTCTCTGCCATAAAAGTTCTCTTTTTGTGAACTATCTATTCTTCATATTTTCTTGGTGCATTAATATTTAGTTCTCTTAGGTGTGGATATACAACTTCTTTATAAAATCTTCTCATTGCAAGTCTGGTTAGTTTATTGTAGTCACGGAAATCTTTTACTTCATGGGTGGCAAAGTAAAGTGCTAAGTCTTTAATGATTCTGTTTTCTTCCTTTACCATTACCTCTTTTAATTCTTTCTCTGTCATTGCAAGTCCTCCTCATTATTAAAAGCGATACCATTTTTTAAATCATTTATTCTTATCCATAGTTCATCTGGATTTTCTAAAACTATTAATTTAAACCCATCTTGAAATATAACTATACATTCTTCTGGACAATCAAGTATCGGGTCAACAAATTCTATCTCATCTACTGCATAACTTCTTTCTCTGTACTTATATGTTTTTGGACTCGGTAAACCTAACTGATGATAAAAGTCCATTGTCTCGCTATCGGTTGCTAAATATTGTTCGCATAATTGAATGGTGGTAAAAACTTTCATCTCTCATAGGTTTTTATTTTGTTTACAATACTTTGTCTCTTTTAAATGTATATCCTCCAACTGTTTTTCTATTCCCATTCAGGCAAGCGGATATGTTTGTTAAATTTATTTTTAGTTTGTTAGCACAATCTTTTACACCATTAAATTCCCCAACAGGAACTCCATCTTTAAGCGCAGTAACAACTCCCTTATACGAAGGATTGTTTATACCACAATACAAACCTTTTCTTTTCTCGCTGATTGCCGCCTTTGATTCATCTGAATGCTTTTTGCCAAGATGGTGCTTGTTCCCAATATTTCTTTTTATCAATCTCTCTCTGCATTCTTTTGGCGGGTCAAACCATCCATCCCCGCCTCCTGTAATATTTGCAAGAGTGCCGCCATCATTAATTCTTTTATATAATGAGATAAACTCTACTTCTTTTGATTTAGCAAATTCTAAAGAAACATCATCAAATAATATATCTACTTCGTATTTAGAAACTGCTGCGATACGTTTCCATAATTGCCCCCTATTGTGTGGGCTGTATGCTCTTTTATTAAAGCCGCTTTCATCGCTACCAATCCCTATATAAAATGGTGTGTTTTTATCAAGTCGTATGTGCCTATAAACGTATGCCATACTTTTTATTTTGGTACACTTAATAACAAATGTCTTCTTTGTTTTATGCCAATATTTGAAACTCGCTTTCTACCAACCGCACCACAATTATCGCATCTGAATTGCTCATAAGCATTAGCAGTTGTATAATAAAGTTTCCCTTCGTCTTTCAAATCTGCACTCCCGCATGACGGGCAATGAAATGCTTTTTCGTCAAGAATAAACAAACCGACATTCGGATGTGGTTTAATCCACGGACGCAATCTCAAATAAGTATCTTCTAAAATTCTTACATCTTTGATGTTATATTTTTCCATTTCCTTCAATGCCGCCTCGTCACCTATATAACACTTGTTCCACATTGGCATCCCTTCGTTCTTTTGCTTTCTTTCGAGTGATAAGACTTTATTTACAAAGTCAAGTTTATTTGAAGTGAATGCGAATTGCCGCTTAATTGTTTTTAATGTATCTATTGATTGGTATGGTAGCGGTGGCTTGAGATAATTTATAATAAACCTTGTGTTCAATCTTGGTATATCAAACTTATCCCCGTTGTGAGCAATAACCACATCTGCTTCATTAAGTAATTCCCATACGCCTTTCAATATTCTTTTGTCTTCTTGCTTTATTGCTTCTTTACTTGTAAGTCTTGCTGAATAAACTTTCTTTTCAAACAACCATTTAGCCGACCATGTAAGTATAAACCAATCATTATCTATTTGCTCAAGCCCAATATTTTGATTCCATATATCCCAAACCTTTGCTCTTATTGGTGCGGTTTCAATATCAATAATTAGGATTTTAGCCATTGTATTTATTTCTTCTTTGAATGGCTTTGTATAAACGGTATTGTAAGTAACTGGTTTTCTGTTTTTAGCATACTGTTTATTGTGGTCGCCAATATGCCCCCTACTGTATCTCACCAAACTTCTACAATGTTCTGCGTCTCTGAATTTATTGGCATTCTCTTTAAATATCTTTTTTGCCAAAGTTTGGTCTTGCATCTTTGGGAATTTCTCGCAATACTCATCTACGAGTTTCCCAACTTCAGTCTTTACTTTACCACTTGGCATAAATAAGTTTTACGTTATAAAAAACAAAACCCGTCGTAGAAACAACGGGTTGATGCTAAAACCAAAACTGCTTATGAGAACTGGAAAAAAATAGTAAGGGAAATTTCTTTTGTATAAGACGGTTCGGTTTCATTCGGAATATTGATGTCGAAAATTTGGTGGAAGTTCGACGGTTGCGTAAAGTTATGTCGAATATTTGGGAGTTGCAATAGGTAGAAATACGATAACGCCCTCGTCCAATAAAACATAGGTAAGCCATGCCCTTGACAAACAAGAAAATCCCAAACACTCAAGAAACCATTTCACCCACATCAGCGAATTGGTTTCCCCGAAACATCAAAATAATATTCCAGATTTAAGCCAAAAATTATTCCACCACCCTTTAATAGAAAAAAAGGTACTCCATGCGTTCCTGCGGAATGTACCCCCGTGTTTAATCGCCTGCCCCCGCTTTTGGGCTTTTGCTTCTATTGAACCGGGTGGCCTGTTTTTTTTCGTTTTAATTCGCCTTTAGTTATGCTTTTAAATGTTCGTTTCGTGGTTTGGTTGGTCGGATAACTGATTTAAAGCCTGATTAGCTGTTTATTTGGCTCTCATTGCATTGGTTATATGTGATTGCTGAATAGTGGGGGGGGGGAATTTAGAGGGCAAGGTTGGGCTTTAAAATGGGCTTTGGGGGGATGGGGTGTTATGGGGTGATTGGGGGTTATTCTGAATAACTGTTTTGAGGGGGTTGGGGGATTATTTGGTGGGGTTGAATAAGAGAAATAGAAAGATTATTTGGATTGGATGTCTAAATATGTCTATTTTTGTCTAATGTTACCAAAAGAGCAAATAATCAAAGAACTTGAAGAAATGGATGGTTACTTACCGATAAGCAAGATTGAGGAAAGACTTGGTATGCCGCCAACAACTTTGCAGAAGGTTTTGAAAGGGACAAGAAAGTTACCTAAAAAATGGGAAGCTATTTTGGAGAAATACTTTGTTAGAACAGAAACAAAAATCGTCAATTTGAATTTGAAAAATCAATCACCAACCGTTTATAAAAAGCCGCTAAATAACCAAAGTATAAATACCGCCACAAAAGTTTATACTTTGGAAGAATTAGAAAGCGAACTATCCACCCTTACAAAACTATCCGAAACTACCCTTACCAAAAGAAGAAAACAATGGTTAGAAAAAGAAATAAGTAAGATAAAATAGTCGCAACCCAAAACCAACAGTTACACATGAGAAAGAAGAACCCACCCCGAAAGAGGTGGGTTTACCATTAGTAATCAACTTTAACTAACTAACTGTTATGAACTAAAATCTGGGAATCGAAAGGGTTCTTCTTGGATACTAATTTATTTCTTTGACCATCCAGACAACAATCCAACTATCCAATGGTTTCTTTCTTCGGTCAAGGTATGTAACTTTTAATTCTGTATCCATACCACTCCATTTATCTTTTGTTGTTATTTCTTCGGTTACAATAAATCCGGGCTTCCACCAAACAGTAGGTTCGGTATAATAAGCCATGCCACTACTTTCACTTGAACCCATGCCTGTTGGCCGCTTTAATGTATCACACACAAGCATGATGCAGGGAACTGTATCTCGTCTTGATATTGTAAATGATGTTGTATGATTGGCGGGAGTTGCCCACAAGCCTATTGACTTACCGATACCATCGGCTGCTTGCGTTCCAGATGTTTGCCAATTAGAGTAAACAATCGTGTCGCCATTATGAACTTTATAAACTTTTGCGCCTGTTGCATCCGACCATTTTGATTTCAATGTATCTTTCTTTTGCCCAAAGCAAAATACAGGAAGCAGCAACAGCAAGCTAATTATTTGTTTCATTTATTAAATTTTATGCGTGGTTTTAAATACATATCTGAACTACTTACTAAACGGGCGAACTCAATTTCTATTTCCTTCTTCTGGGTAGCAACCCAAATAGTATCTCTCTTTTGCTTTTGATTCTTGTCCTTGTAAGAAATTATTTGAGCATCCACATATTGCAATACCGTGTCTACGTTCTTATACTTATACGGAGCTATTTTTTGCGCCATTCCAAAAACAGGAAGCAGCAGGACTAAGATGATTATATTTTTCATTTTTAATTTGCGTTTATTGGTTGCGCCTCTTTAACGTATAAATTAAAGTAGCCTGTATGATGCGAATATCTTTCAATCAGCCTGTCGCCAAACAATTCTTTTATTGGCTTAAAATAAGAATCGTGTTCTTCGGGAGTAATATTGGCGTGGCGCAAATCGCACACATAAGTTAAGTACTTCTTTTTATCTGTTGGCAATTCTGCCGTAATCATAGCTTTCGGAAGTATCTTCCTTAGTTGCTTGATGTCATTTGTTATATACATAGTTTTAAATTTTTATTTTCGAGGAAGCAGCAGAGTAATGATGAGTGTTTTCATGTTATCTCATTTTGATTTTATGCCTACGTTGTTTCTGAATCTCCAAGTGCTTCTCAACGGTCACTAATTGCTTTGGTTGGGTATAATCAACATTTACATATTGGACGGTTTTATTGTAGTTCTTTTTCTTGGCACGATAAACGGGCTTGAAATCAGAACTTGCAAACACATCCTTTCTGTTCTTTTTTAATTCTTCTTTACTTGTTTCCTTGTCTAAGTACATTGCGTACATGACTTCGTTTTTTAAACGCTTTGCGGTAATACTTCTCATTGTTTTGGTTTTACTTTTGATTTGTCAACTGAATCTTGTAATCTCTTTTGCTCCATTTGGTATAATGGCTGTACTTGTCTGCCAATATCATTTTGCAATGGGCTTAAAACAGAATCAATAATAACACTCTTTGCCTTTGCTGATAGGTCTGATAACAATACTTGCTGCCTGATAAAGTCAAGTCCATTGCTATGAGAAATCCATTGATTTATTGTAAGGGAAACGGGGTATTGCTTTTCTGCCTTTGGACTATCCCAAGCCCCCAACATAACAATAATAATAGTTACAAATGATAAGGCTACTACCCTGTAAAAGAACCCACGGTTCTCTCTTGCTGAATTGATTTTAATTACAACTGACATTTTTATTTGTTTTAAAATTTATAAAAAATAATCTTCTTTAATTGGTCTGGTCTTTTTCTTTATTGGTTTTGTACCAAAGTATTCAATTCGTTCTTGTGACCTTCTCCCCATTTCTCTATATATCCCACAATACGTTCCCGCTTCTCTATCGTACACCGAATATAAAATATGAATATCTGTCAATTTTACCACAATGAAAAGAACCGCTTGCTTAATAAATAAATCATACCTCTTTAATTCATACGCTCTAATAATTTCACTCATACAATCATTAATCTAAATGAGTTTACGCAATCTTTTATTTCTATTTTCAAGGGGAGGTGTAATTCTGAAATCTCATCCTTTAGCCTACTGATGGTATAATCACATCTCACAATCGAACTGGCACTCGCATTCCAACCAATAACTTTCTTTCCCCAATCAGACCAAATTTCACTTCCTAAAAATATATACTCTATCTCTTTCAAGTGGGATAGGATAACTTGCGGGTCTTTCATTTTCTACCCCTCCCTTTCTTTTTTAAGATAACTTCATTGGGGATATTTTGTCCATCGGGGTTATCTACATTTGGCATTTGATAAAGTGGTCGGGAATTATTAGCCCAATATTCTTCATCGGGGATAAGTTGATTTTTAACTATGGCGAAACCGTTCCCGTTTATTATCGTTCCCCCTGTTGATAAGTAGTTGTTTAAGGCTTTAAAGTAGTCGGTGAAGTTCGTGTAAATCATTGGTGGTGGGTTTTATTAATTGAATAATTGTAATTGTTTTTCAAAATACTCCGACCTCATTCCACAATTTCTTTTCATACATTCATAAGTTACATGGTAGGCTTTGGCTGATGCTCTTGCTTGTTTTTCAAGACGGGTTAGGTATTCTCGCTTCTCGTCGTCATTACGCATAATCCAGTAGCCCTTCCTATCAGATAAAATAAACAACCCATTCTTAATTCGCAAATCACGAATGATAGCCCTGACTTTTCGTAGCGTTGATTCCATTGACAAATACCCTTCATGTCTTTCATGACTACCTAATGATGGGGCTTTTCTTGCAATTTCTAATTGGGTAATCCTACTACCTGAATTTACAATCAAATCGTAAACAAGTTTTTGGTCTTCGGTTAATTCTTGTATCATAAATTATCGGTTTTTAACTCCTGTATAATCTGTTGCTTTTACTTTTTTAACCCAAAACACAAATCTCCATACGCTTTTGTAATCCATTTTACTGACCAATTCTACTTTCCTCCAATGGCATAAACCCCATAATGCTATTCTTTCTATAATTTGTTGTTCGGTTGGGTTTTGTTCACCATAATAGCTAATCAAGTGTGTTGCGGTGATGCCATTTAGAATATTTACATACGGCTTTGGCATCGTCACGAATAAAAATCCATCTTCAATCAAAAGAAATATATCTGGAAAAAATCTGTTTGGAAATCCATACGGGTCTAAATCAATAACATCGTATTTTTTCTTTTCTGCAATTAATTTATGAAATACAATGTAGCTGTCCCCCGTCTTTAAATACTTTTTATCATACGCTTCCACTACACCGAACTTTTCATATATCTTAGTTAGGTTTCCTTGCCCCGCAAATAGTTCAAGAATTTTCAAATCTCTGAACAAGTCCAACGCTAATTCTATTTGGACAGCCTTATGTGCAGGATGGTGAACGTGGTCAAGATTTTTGGCTTGCTTATTTCTGGTTACATCATGCCTAATAGCCCTATACGTCTTATCCGACCTTTCATCTTTAAGCCCAAATAAATTATTTTGAATTACCCTACCCATTACATTGTGTATTATTTGAAGCCTGTAAATAATCTCTACTTCTCCAATCAGTTCCGTACTTCTTATTTATCTCACCCCTTGCATCATTTACGGCTTTATTTTTCTCTTTTTCGGTAGCGCAGAGTCTTTTCTTTTCTTCAATCAATTTAGCCAACTCCTTCCTTATTTCTTTTTCGTGTATCATGGTTGGGTTAGTTTTTAAATTCAAGAATTTTCCAAAACAAATCCACATACAATATCTTATCCTCTTTATCATAAGTGAACCCAAATAATGCCCTTGTTCTACTGTCTTCATTGTGGGTATTTTCAAACTCAAGAATAGAGAACCCATAAAAATTTTCCGTGTTTCCGATTCCAAACAAACTTATTGTCATAAATTTTGGTTTTTAGATTTAGTAACGTCCATTAAAACGAATTTTAAAAACTTTTTACTTTCCAATCTTGCATCATCACGATTTATACAAGCTGCGCAATCCATTCTGAACGCCCCGTCTTCTGCAACATACCCAAACAATAGATACTTTATCTCTGGATGTTCCTCATACGCTTTCGTTATTTCTTCTTGTGTCATTTAATTCCTTTTGAATAATTGAAAATAATCCTTTCTATATCGAATGGTGTTAAGTCTGTAACCATTCTAATTTCTTCATGGGTCATTCCGTTGCGCCAATAACCGATGATTGCTGATTTGATTGCGTTTTCTGTTGTTATCATCCTAAAAACATTTTTGACCATTTATTATTTTCATTTACTTTTCTATTATGAACCCTATTGGATTCATTAATACATTCAACACATCTTGGCGTAAGACTATCGGCGTATTTAATATCTCGTCTGAAATTACCCCTGTTGGCATCTTTTTGTTTCTTACACTTACTACAAGTCTTTTTCATTCTAATGCTTTATAAATTAAATTATCTGCTATTGCTAATTCTGTCAGGTATTCAAGGGCTATATCTTTATCATTAAACATTCTTATAATTTCAAATTCTTGAAAGTCTGGATGATTACTCATCATCATATTTGTTACATAATTTGTTGGTAAAACAACCATACCTCCACCATATTTACAAACAGACCATTTCATCCTACAAACATATTTTCCCATTCTTTTTTCTTCCTGTTATTTGCCTTTTGTTTTTCAATCATACAAGTCCTACATTGTAGGTGAAACCCTTCTTGATTCCTAATGGCCTTGTAGAAATTATCTTTATTTAATTCCTTTTCTTTCTTACAATCGGTACATATTCTTTTTGCCATATCAATAATTATTATTCATTCGTGTATAGATACTACTTTCTTCTATCATCCCCGCTTAACTCAATGACGTTAAAAATCTCCCTCATTCTACTTACTACCCTACCACCATAAAAATCTTGTAGCCCTTTAGCGGTAAGGTTGGTGGTACAATGAAACCCTGTTCCTATATTGCCATTTGCGTACCGTTTCTCAACTATATCTCCTATCACATTCTTCTTGTTACCATAATTCACCTTTACATTATCCGTCCCTATATCATCAATACATAGCCCAAGAAACGGCTGATAAAATAATGCACTATCGTTCACGGAGTTTTTAACCGGCTTTAGGTATTCTTCGATAGCATCTTCGCCGTTTTTTTCATACAAATCAGCAAGTTCTTTAGAGTTTCTAATCATATAGCAATGTCTTTGGTTCTTCTGAAACAGCTTCATCATCCACGTTTTACCTGTCCCATAATTCCCACATAAAATAATTCCTTTGTTTAGGGAAAACCCATCTAACCCTGCTGCGGCAGCAAAAGAAATAAATCTATCATCCTGTGAAAAGTAGTAGCACAATAATTCAAATATTATCGAATTTGATTGGTCAACAACAAACTGCTTATCGAATATTTGTGATGCTCTCCATAGCGCAAATGATTTCGTTTGGTCATAAGTCCATCTGAATTGAGTGAACATTTTTCTGTTTTCGGCCTCAACTTCTAAAATCCTCTTTTGGTTAATTTCTTGTTCCTTCTTTTGTTTTCTTGAAATTATAGCCTCTGACACCTCATCCTCAGTAAGTTCTATGTGGTTATAACTTTCCAAAACTTCCTGAAGGCTCGATGGTTTCTTTGCTAAGTCCATTTTCTGAATTGTTTCGCTGATATGCTGTTCCATTTTTAGGGAATTTATCTCTTAAAAAGTTTAAAAAATATTTATTCAATTCTGAAATACTTTGCCACCTTTTAGGCGGGTCGTTACTTCGCTCTGTTAAAAAAATTCTCCATTGGCTTTTAACAAAATCCGTGTTCTTATTTTTCGTGTGGGTGAATTGATTCATCTCTGCGGCTTCCAAAGTCGTTACGGACAGCTTTGTGTTCTTGTCGAAAGAAAAGTTTCCTGCACCTTCCAAAGAAGTAACTTTAATTTCATTATCATCTTTATATTCATATTCAGGGTTTTGTTTAATTTTTGTTGGCTCGTTTGTTGAAGTTTTGTTGAAGTTTTGTTGTGTATTTTGCTTTGATTCTGCCGATTTTTTACCTGATTCTGAACGTTTTAACGAAATTTCGTGGTCTTTTTTCATACGGCGGCTTATTATTTTTATTTTGCTGCCGTTTATTTTTTCATGGTTGCAGACCTTTTTTTCAATCAACAAACCGACAACAAATTCTGCCTCTGAGGTGGAACAACTTAGTATTCCCGCAAACTCATCCATAGTGCCAACTATCTCACCACGCTGTTCTTCATCCCACATAAACAGAAGTAAGTCAACCCAAGCCCCACGAACAGATAATGGTAGTTTTCTGGTATCTTTTATATAATCCCCGATATAAAATGGGATGTACGGTTGTTTTTGTTTAGACATTTTGGGCGGTGGCTGTTAAGGCGTGAACTAATTTTATAATATTTGATGGGATGTTTACAACAAACTCAATATGATTTTCGCTGTAATAATTCAAGACCGCCAAATGTATATTTTGTTTTTCTGAAAAAACAACGAATGCCAAATCAATCTCACCGCCAGTATCTTTATAGTAAATTTGAATAACACCTAATGACGGGAATGCAGTTTTTGAGTGTTCAACAACAGCGTGGCACTTATTACAAAGCGTATCTAAAACATCATTAGAGTATTCCCACGGGTCTTTACCCCTCTCGTATAGATGGTGATGAACATTAAGGGTTGCCTTCTTGTTTCTGCAAAGGCGGCAAGCAAAACCATCTCGTTCAAATATTTCTAACCGCTTCTTTTGCCAACGAGGGTCTTTGAGTTTTTCGGCGTAAGTCATGATTTTAAAATTGGTGGACAAAAAAAATACCCCTAACAAGTACGAGTTGAAAGGGGCGGGTTAGTATTGCTACTAAATCGTCCCGAAAGTATCTGCTCGTACTGAACACTTTCGGCGACTTTATTTTTAATTAAGAAAAATTCATAATTGAAACGCTAAGATAAAAAAGGTTTTCTGACATTACAAAATTTATTCCAACTTATTTGTGTAAACATTTATCCACATGGTGTGCATATCGTTGCCCAACGAGTCCTTATTTGAGTTTTTTAATACGCCAATATGCAATGATAAGCCTGTCAAAAAACCAATAGTCAGAAGTGAGTTGCTGAGTTCTCATCCATTCATGGTATGCCCCTTTCTCATAGATAATTCCTTTCACATGAGTAAAATTAAATTGGTAAAAGCCATCTCCTTCCTTATACATTGGTTCTTTAGTCATGGTTAATTTCTTTTTGGTGCGCCAAGTTTTTTAAATTCTTCTAAAAAATCTTCCATTTGTTTTTGGGTAATTTCTACTTCGTCGAACATGATACCAATCTGCCCTTCATCATTCATACTGACAAATAGATTTTCTATGGTAGGAAATTTTAATCTTATCGCTTGCTCAACGGTAATGCACATCTTTTGCGAAAACGATGCGTTCATATATTCTTCAAGTTCTTTATCTTCCATAAACTAATTTATTGAGTTTATCATACAATTTATTTTTTCGCTCTGCCTCTGCTACCATTGGGAGAATGTTTAGTAGTTTTTCTTTGATAACATCCCACTCCTTGCTGTCTTTCAAAAATTCCCAAGTTATTTTGCCGTTGTCAAAATTTGTATGACACGAATTATCAAAGTGACAGAGTTCAATATAATTGTCAGGATGAGTAGCCACCGAAGGGAAAGCGTTTTTATTCTTTGCCAACAAGTGTGCGATTGAACAACGATACGTTTCATCATTTTCTTTTTCAGTTTTACCATTACAAAATAAACAATGTCCTTTTAATTCTTTTCTCTTAGCCACAAACCATAAATCAAGCTCCGAATCACTCCCTTTAACTATCTTTTCTTCTGCTAATTTCTTGGCTGACTTTTTAGCGATGGGTTTCTTTTTCTTCGCAACCGCCTCTGGGGGCAACTGCCCTAATTTTATCTTCCTAAATCTTTCAAAATATGATTCCATCGCACAAGATTATAAAAAGTATTTGAATAAAACAAAAAATATATTTTGAAATATAAAAAGGGTTACTATATTTGTGTCATGGAAGAACAAAACGAAAGAGGCAAACCCGGAAGAAAGCCAATAGACGACAAGAAGATTCCTATTACCGTTTACATTGAGGAATCTGTTATTTCAACTCTTGGCGATGGGTGGTTAATTACGGGGAAGGATATTGCAAGAGCCGCAGCCACTACTGGAATTTATGCCAAATGGAATGATAAAAATGTTTCACGTGAAAAAGATTAAATATATGACACAAGACAAACCTACTATTGAAGGAAATAAATTGATTGACTTGTTCTTGGGAGAAGATGGCTTTCTTGGGAAAGAATATGAAGAACATTACTCGGATGAATTTTGGCGACCGACAAAACGAAAGTATGAACCAGAAGATTTGGAATATCACACCTCATGGGATTGGCTTATGCCTGTGGTAGAAAAAATTTCAAACATTCATTATCCAGATTATTGGGGCGGTAACAAGCCCGATGATGCAGGGGAATGGGATGATTGTGCTTATCTGAGAACTTTCGGCATGAGAGATAGCGAAGGGAAATACATGGTAAGATTTAACGCCAATGTCTTATTTCATGCAGCCACTTTAATTGAAGCTACATATAACGCAGTAGTAGAATTTATTAAAGACTACAATGAAAATAATTAAGCAATGAAGGAAATAACTATTGAAGATGTGCTGAAAAAGCATAGCGGATATAAAGAAACCGATGGAACTTATAATTTGAAACATCATACTTTATTTACCTACAAGCAAGTAAGAGCGGCCATGACCGAGTATGCCGCCTCCCTCAATAGGCAGGGATGGACGAGGGGAGAACAAGAAAAATTTTGGGATGAAGTTGAAGATATTTTTGATAAGCATACTTCACCAACGGGCGGCGGTTATGAAGCTGACTATACTCACAAAGGTGGATTCATTAGAGAATTAAAATCAAAATATCAATTAATGCCACTACCAAATAAACCAAGTATATGAACAACAAAGAAAGAAGAACAAAAGTTGCCGGTTTGCTATCTGGTCTTAGAAGCGCAATTAATTACGCCAACAAAATAAGAATTATCTATTGGTACGATAAGATAAACGAAAGTGAGATAGATTTTTCTGAAATTGATATTGACCAAAGAGACGAATACGACCAATTAGTAGAAGAAGGGAACGGCATTGTTTTAGAAGATTGATAAACCCTCAAACATTTAATCATGGAAAATAATAATAGGCAGGGATTCAGATGGGATAAAAATATGGATGTCCGATTAAAAGCATGGATAGAACGCTTACTAAAGGAGTCTGGTATTTTGAAACACGGATTACACCCTTCTGTTCACGAATCACATAATACTTTCCTTGTTTCTATTGAAGAAACTTTTCATCAAGAACGTGAAAAGTGGTTATCCGAATCCATAGAACCCTGTGCTACTTCTTCAGAAAGATTAGACATAAAAAAGGTCATTGATTATATCTATGAATTTGCATGGCATTACGGAAGATATTACCATGTTGGAGATTCAATAAAAATACTTGAATGCGTTAAAGAAGTATTTCAATTACCCGAAGAATATTTTGCAAGCCAAACCCCCTCCCCCACAGGTGACCGAGACTGTGAGGAGTTGAATGAGAATCTTCAAAAGAGAATAAGTGAATTGGAGGAAGAAAATAATTGCCTATCGGAAGCTGTTGCCGCTTACAAAGCAGATTTTGATAAAATTAATATACCGACAAACAATGATTGGCAGAAAAACATAGACAGAGATTCAAAGCCAAACAACTTTTAAATCTTTAAACCGCTTCCGTCTTAAAAAATAAAATTATGAATAAAATTCCAACACAAACAGAAAACCCAAAAGGTCTGCATCAAAGATATTTTGTTGCAAAAATGGTAAAGGGGTACGAATTAAATCCAAACTGGCCGCTTGAGAGATGTATTCAGGCTAAAGACCCAAATGCAGAATATTTTGTTATGCGACTGGATGAAGGCGGAAGCGACATTGAACATATCAAGGCTTGCAGGATTGGCGTTCATGCGTATGCAGATGCAATCGAACATCATCTTCCTGAATTGGCAAAAGATTTAAAAGAACGCTATCCACTTTTGTAATCACCGCTTCCGTCTTTAGACGGGGGAATTATTGAGCAGGAGGAAGTAACTCCGATTAAACAAAAGTTGCGACGCTCCGTTTAACAAAAAGTAATTCTAATCATCATGGAAACATTATTACCACCAACAGAGACAAAGGCTAACAAAGAACATAAGTGTAGTTTCTGCAACGAAAGAATATCAAAGGGAGAAACATATTTAAAATCAACTCATAAATTTGACGGTGAATTATATGATTGGAGAAGTCATATAAACTGTGGGTGGATTGCAAGTAAATTAAAACTATATGATGATTGCGAAGAAGGTTTAACACAAGATGATTTTATTGAATCCATAAGAGAAGAATTTTACACATTGATGATTAACAGGGTAGAAAAGGATGATTTTAAAAAGTATCAAGAGTTGTTCGGATACTTGAGAAGTGTTTATTTTAAACAACAGCTTGTTTATGTAATTCATCACTATAAGAAACTTGAAAAGCTGAACAGCGAACAGAACCCTGAACGGAGCGTCGCAACGATGCCCAATAGTAGCAATGAAGCTGACAAACAAATTAAACAAAACCCTTTCGGGGGATAAAAAATAAAAATTATGAGTGACGGCAAAGCAGATTTACACCCAGACCATGCAAGGTTAATAATTTCAGTAGCGGTTGGTTTGTGGACAATATTCCATCTAATCATTATACCTGTGTTGTTTTCAGAAAGGAACTATTCTTTATTGTTGATAATAACCCCTTCTGTTATAATTAATATATGGGGGATAATTAAAATAATAAAGTTTTACAAACACAACCCCTCAAACCAAAAAAAAAACAATGGAACAGATACCTACCGAAGTGATGGAGAAGTTTGAAGCAGGGGGGGGGGTTGGCATTACGGATTTAAAATGAAAGTGGAGTTTGTTGGTGTATCTCAGCCAGTAAGAAAATACTTATGGCATATAGTCCAATTACCAAATGGCGGCATACACGAAACGCAAATGATTGAAAAATATAAAAACCAAGACAGTGAGTAAATATAAAAATGAATTAGGCAAGTTGAATAGTGATAGATTATTAGAGATACACAACTTTGCAACAACCGAACACAAGAAAGGTAATTATGAATTATATCAACTCGTTTCAGATTTTGCAGAACAACAATCTGAAGGGAAGGAAAAAGAAATATCTGAATTGAAGGCCGAAAATGAAAGACTGAAAGGATTGATGAGGAAAGCATGGAAGTATGGAGGCTACGATTGCGAATGTGAAACTTGCCAAACTATATGGCAACAATTCAAAACCGAAAACGGATTATAAACTAATAACCTATTATAGTTATGAAAAATAGTTTTGAACAGATTTTACAAGAGGAGTTTTTGGTTAATACACAAGATTACCCAAAAGAATACCATGAGTTATCCCTTAGAAAATTCAGGAGAGCTAAATTAAATTATGAAGCCCAACCCTCACCCCCATCTGCCGATAAGGAAGGGGAGTGAAAATAAATTTGGTGTTACGGTATAAAAAGGTATATTTTTGCCAATCTTAAAATTCAATGTCAGAAAAGCCAACTTCAAATAAGGATAAAACCGTTCACGTTTCTGAATTAACTCACGGCGAAGTTAAAAAACACCTTGACAAAGAGGGGGTTGGTGGCGATATTGGTAAATTCTTCGATAAAGCGGCAATAGAAAAACTTTCAAGACTAAAAAATCAAAATTCATTCAGCAGATTAGATTCTAATTTTCTTTTATCTGATGGGTGGGTAAAAGATATGCTATCAAGAAATACTTATGTAAAGGGCAAGAGCGTAATTACATACACGGGGACAAGCTGGTTGTGTGATGGAGAATTTTTAACCGAAGAAAACTTTGAAGAAAAAATAAACACAAAAACCCCCGATGTTTAGTCGGAGGTGTAGGTTTAAAAAGTTCTTTGCTTTTAAGCGTTAGCTAATGCAGCAATCGCCGCAGCAGTCAAGTTAGAAAAGAAGATAGTATCTCCTGTCGCTGCTGAACGAACACGGCTGTAAATCAATGCTGCCCCCGCAATACCACAGGCCTGCAATTCTTTAATTGCACCACTCGAAGTATTTGGTTGGACATTGAGCGTAGCAGACGCAAATTGAACAGACATACCATAAGGGTATAGGCTGCGGTCAATAAATTGTGTGCTGTTGATTTGGTAAACTGGAATTGCAATCAAGGTTGCTGTTGCCATTTGAATATTGGATTTATTTATTAAAAAATTCGGTCAGGTGTAAAATTAAGGAATATTTTTTATTATGGGAGATTTTTTGAGCTACAAGCATAGTTTCAATTCTGGTGACTTAATCACGGTGCTTCCGGGTATTCAAGATATTTATAAAAAGAGAGGTAAGAAAGCAAAGATTTACCAAAGGCTAAATATGCCTGCGTATTATTTTACTGACGCAACCCATCCTGTACAATATAGCGGAGTAAATGTTTGCATGAACGAAAGTGTTTTCAATATGATGAAACCACTTTTAGAAAGTCAGGAATACATTGAATCGTTTGAAGTATGGAAGGGCGAAAAGACGATATACGACTTTGATTTGACAAGGCATAATTCTCAAATACCGCTTCCCGCAGGGGATATTCATGCGTGGGCAACATTAACTTTCCCTATGCTTCAATGCGATTTATCGCAGCCGTGGCTACATATACCCGCCAAAAGCTATGTGCCATATATTTTAATAAACAGAACACTTAGATACAATAACCCATACATTGATTATTTTTTTCTAAAAAAGTATCAAGATGTCATGATGTTTGTTGGCGTTAAAGAAGAACACGAAAAATTTTGTAATGACTTTGAGTTAAATATACCGTTAGCCGAAACTAACAACTTCTTGGAGTTGGCATTCGCTATTTCTTCGTGTAGGTTTTTTATGGGTAATCAAAGCCTTTGTTGGCACATTTCAGACGCATTAAAAAAGCCAAGAGTGTTAGAGGTTTGTTCCCCATTCCCGAATTGTTTTCCAACGGGGGCAAATGGGCATTCGTTTACATCACAAGGCTCTTTAGAATATATATTTGAAACTTTATTAAAAAAGACAGAATGAAACCAAAATTAGACAACGTATCTCTCGTCTGCGTGGATTGCAGTTTTTACGGAGAAGCCCTTACTGCGATAAGAAAATCTATGTACCAAGTAGATTTTGGTGCATCAAAATTCTTAACGGATATTAAAGCGTATAATCCAAATTTTCCATTTGAGATAGTTAAGATTGATAAAATTTCTGATAAAAAAATGTATAGTGAGTTTGTGATAAAACAGCTATACAAATATGTAGATACCGATTTTGTTCTTCTGATTCAACACGACGGATTCGTACTTTCAGGAGAAAGTTGGGATGATGAATTTTTAAACTACGATTACATAGGGGCGAGTTGGTTAGAGACAGACGGGTACAACGTAGGCAATGGCGGGTTTTCGCTGCGCTCAAAAAAGTTACAGTACATACTTGGTACGGATGATTTTATTAAGTCTAATCATTCTGCTGAAGATGTAACAATATGTAGGTTATACAGGCCATATCTTGAAGAAAAATATGGGATTAAATTTGCGCCCGAAGAAATTGCTGATAAGTTCAGCTACGAACTTAGAGAGCCGACGCAATCAACTTTTGGCTTCCACGGAAATTTCCACAAGCCATTCAGAGAACCAGTAATCGTAAAAAGAGATGGTGCATTAGGGGATATAATTGCGGCAGAGCCGTTATTGGAATATCTGCATAACACAGGACATAATGTGATAATTGATATGCCCGTTCACTTGTGTATGTTTTTAGGGATGCACTTCTATCCAATAAAACATATAAGCCAAGTTGATGGAAGGGTATTAGATAAAGCAAGAGTAATTGATTTGAATGGCAGCTATGAGAACGACCCAATAAGACAAAATCATTTAATATCATATTATAAAACTGCGGGCATAGAAGATGGTGAAATAAAAAATCCAAAACTAAAATTCCCCATCAACGAGTACAACAGGCTATTTAAAAAGTATTGTGTTCTCCATGTATCAAAGCGTGACCAAGAGCAAAGAAATATACATGGAATAAATTGGGAAGAAATAGTAGCATACATAAAAAGCGAAGGGTATGATGTCATTCAACTCGGTATAACAGAGAATGAGCCAATAGAAGGTGCATTGGAAATGACAACGCAAACAACGCAACTAATGTTATATGTTGTAGCGGGAGCATCATTTATGATTGGCATAGATAGTTCAGTAGCGAACATGGCTGCGGGTGTAAATATCCCAGCTATCGTTTTCTTTGGCTCTGTAAATCCATCGCACATTTATCCAGATACAAGTAATATGCTTTTAATTCATAGGCATGATGAGAAGGTGTGTGATAAACCCTTTTGTTGGGCAGAAAAAATAGGAAGTGTAACGGGGACGGATTGCTACATAGATAACGATAACCCTCCATGCACTCAATACAATCATAATATTGTAATGGGTAAAATAAAAACATTCATGGAGGAAAAAGAACTTTGATTTACGATTGCATACTTTATAATGGAGAGAAAAATTTGCTTGACATTAGGCTTAATGAAACTTGTCTGTGTGATGATTGGGTTCATACGGTTATTGTGGAGGCGAATAAAACTCATACAGGAAAAGACAAACCGCTATATTTTGAACAACACAAAGATGAATTTAAGAACTTCAACATAATGTACTATGTGGTTGATAATTTACCCGATGGTACGCCAAGAGAAAGAGAAGGGTTTCACCGCAATCAATTAAAAAGAGCATTGGAGTTTTTAGAACCGCAACCGCATGACACAATAATAATTTCAGATGTTGATGAAGTTCCAAGAGCAAGACAAGTAAAGCTATTCAAGCATCATATACAATTCGCTGCATTGATACAAGACAAGTATGCGTACTATCTTAATAACATTGAAAGCGACCAATCATGGGACAGAGCAAGGATTATGAGTTGGGATTATTTAAAAAACAAAGAAGTTGATAAGGTAAGAAATAGTGGCTATGATTTTTCAATTCATCATGCAGGGTGGCATTGGTCATGGTGCGAAGACCCTATTAGAAAACTTCATTCGTTCTTCCATACAGAGTTAGACACTCCTGAAAATATTGAACGGGTAGAGAAAAAAGAAAACGTATGGAATGATGAGACATTCATGAAGATTAAAATTAATTTATCGCACCCTGAATACCTTTACAAAAACCAAGAAAAGTTTAAATCGTTAATACTGCCATGAGATATTTTGATACATTTAGTTTTTTCAATGAAATTGACCTTTTATGGCTTCGGGTAAACGAGTTGAAAGAATTAAATCCTATTCATGTATTGGTAGAATCTACTTATACACATACGGGCGACCCAAAGCCATTATACTTTGAGCAGAATAAAGAACGATTCAAAAACTTTAATATTCGCCATATAGTTGTTTACGATATGCCAAATAACGGAGATGCTTGGTCGAATGAAAAACATCAAAGGGATTGTAGTTTACTTGGACTTTATGATGCGAATGGTGACGACATGGTGGGAATATTTGATTTGGATGAAATACCAAGACCGTCATCGGTAAAATTGTATAAACCAGAAATGGGAATCGTTGGCGTGAAAATGGACAAGCATAGTTTTTATATCAACTGTATAGAAGGCTATCAGCAATGGGAAGTTGGCAGATTGCTAACATTTGAAATGCTTAAAAATACAACACCAAGCATAGTTAGGAATAGCGGGTTTGAAACGGTAATGTGTGATGCAGGGTGGCATATCAGTTTCTTAGGAGGGTATGAGAAAGTAGTAGAAAAATTTTATGCTTATGCCCATACAGAAACCGTTACCGCACCATTAATGGAAAGTTTAAAAAGGAGGGTTGAAACAGGACAGAGCCTTTGGGGGAATGATTATTGGAGATTTGTAGAGATAGATGAAACTTTTCCGTCCTACTTGCAATCGCACAAATCAGAATTTAAGCATTTAATAAAGGGAATATGAACGACGAATCACATAAGATAGAACACTTTTATTTTGACATAGGGGAAGAAGAATGGTTTGATTATTGGAATATTTATTTAAGGGCTGTTATGGAAGCTAAAGATGGCGATAGGTTTGTTGAGATAGGGGCTTGGAAAGGTCGTAGTGCTTGCTTTATGGCGGTAGAAATAATAAATTCAGGGAAAGATATAAAGTTTGATTGCATTGATAATTGGTCATTGGGTGACACAAGGGAAGAGTTTTTAAAAAACATAGAACCCGTTAAGCACATTATTAATGTGATTAACATGGATTCATTAGAAGCTGCAAAACTTTATGAAGACAATAGTATTAAGTTTTGCTTTAGCGATGGCAACCACACATATCCTTATGTCACAAAAGAAATAAAAGCGTTTCTCCCCAAAATAAAAAGCGGTGGGATATTAGCAGGGCATGATTACGCTTCAGTAATGGACGGGGATAACCAAGTTTACAATGCAGTAAATGATACGCTTGGAATAAATAATATTACCACAGATAAAAACGTATGGATATATGAGAAACCTTGATTTAATAGGATTAAATAAAGGGACGGATAAGTCTTCAAAAGGACATAATTATCTTTGTTATTATGAGATGTTCTTTGATGCTATAAGATATAAGCCAATTAACTTGCTTGAAATTGGGGTAGATAAAGGAGCGTCATTGCTGACATGGCATGAATATTTCCCCCATTCAGAAATTCATGGCATTGACATTGTAGAGGGGTATGAATATCTTCACGAAGTTGGGATTAAAACTCACGTTGTTGACCATTCAAATAAGGCAGACTTGATTATGTTTGGAGAGCAGCACCCTCAATATTTCGATATTATCATCGAAGATGGTTCACACATGAGTATGGATTCAATTTTGACATTTGAAATATTATTTAAGTATTTAAAGTCTGGTGGCTTTTATTGCTATGAAGATGCCCTTTGCGACTATGATGGTAGATGGAATAAAGGAGCGAGTTCTATTGATTATTTTAAACGACTAATAGAAAATGTGAACATGAGTGGCAATATACCAAACGACCAAATTTGCGCTAATAAAAAAGAAGCGGTTAAAAAATTCGGCGGTAGCTATTGGGATTTGAATATTGAATGGGTATTTTCATCATGCGGGTTATTTATAATAAAAAAGGTATGAAAAGGTACGGCATCTGCATATTTAATGAATTAAGGGCGGTAAAAGAAACAGTAGCCAATATTTATAGCAACTTGGTTGATGTTCTTGATGCTGATATATTCATTTGCACTCAGAAAACATTTGAAGATGATGCCGAAAGATTAAAGTTATTTGATAGAAAGGTCGTGTGCAAAGAAATATATGAAAGACCAGACCCGCTTTTATATATGCCAAAAATAAGAGAGTTCCCGTATGGTGGTAATTGGAGGTATCCGGGAGGGGAGCATTTCTATGTGAATATGTGGAAGATGGCACAAGTATTAAAAATGTTTTCAGCAGAGTATGATTACTTTATATTTATGAGGTCTGATACGAATGTATTATTCCCTATAAAAAAAGACTTTTGGGAGAACGCTATTCATGTTCAGGAAGGCAGCGAACATGGTGGTATAAATATGAATATGCTTGTTATACCATCTCAAATAGTGGTTGAATATTGTCTTTCATTTAGCGATTGTGTTAATGAGCCGTATTCATTTATGTCAGCAGAACACGACCACTTGGGATTAGATAAAAACCACTTGAACACAGAGAGATATTGTAGGAATATATTTATACATAAAAAGTATGAAACAAAAATATATCCATGTAATTGCTTTCTGACGGCAGGCTCATTAGATGATAGAACATCATGGTCTGTTATACAATATGATAATGAAAAGGGTGTATTTTATAAGTATAAAGAACAGCTTGATTTAGCTTTTGACAATAAACGAAAATATAACGATGGGCAACTATACTGATATAACGCTTGTAGCGGTTAATTGGAATCAATTAGATTGTGTTAAACTTTTACTTAGCAGTTACATTAGGCATCACTATGATGGTGTTCCTTTGCGATTAATGTTATATGATAATGGGAGTACAGACGGAAGTAAACAATGGTTAAATGAAAATGAAATACCTTTCTTCGATGGCTATTCAAATGTGGGGCATGAAAACGCTTTGAATATTATTTACAATGATATAAAAACAAATAAAATAATACTGAACGATACGGATGTGGAGTACAAGGCAAATGTATATGGTTACTTAGATGAGATGAAAGGAAGTTGTATTAGTGTAGGGGAATTGATTGATGGCAATTATATAAATAACGACAAAGTAAAAGATAGAATAAGTCCGTGGTTTTGGATGTTTGACTTGAATGAAATGAGAAGGGGCGGCATTAGATATTTTCGTGACCCGTCAGTAGAAGATTGGAGTTACGATGTCGGTAGTTGGCAATGGGAGCAAATGAAAAATCTTGGGTTCACAAACTTTAATCTCAAAAGAGGAGCAGGACACCAAGACCATGACTTAATAAGTATGAGGTATGAAGTAGCAGACCATATTGGCAAGGTATCATGGAATTTAAAAAACCACGGAGATAGATATTCGGAAGTAATGCAAAGAAGGGATTATGTAAAAGAACGATTATTGTTTTATCAGGATATTGACTTAAAAGGAAAGTTTATATGACAAGAGGAAGTTTTTTTAAATCATTGGTAGCCGCAATAGTAGCGCCTAATATCGTTTTAGATATTTCGCAAAAACTTGCCACTAAAAACATAACGTCATTTAATAGTAGTATAATTAATGATTTGAATTTTCTTATACCTGATTATTACACTAAGATGGTAGAGAAATATGGTGATAGTAATTTTTTATTGGTTTCTGAAATACTTGGAAATAAATTATGACATTAGGCGGCATCATATTTATTCGCAATGGCTGGCAATTCGATTATTGCTTTCGGGAGAGTATTGAATGCCTAAGAGAAATGTGTGACCAAGTTGTAATACTTGATGCAGGAAGTGATGATACGACTGACAAAACCGTTCAGCAGTACGAAGACACAAAGACAACGGTTATATGCTTAGATAAAGAAGAATGGGAGAAACAACAGGGGCGTGAAAAATTGGCATACTTTCAGAACTTGGCACTATCCTTTCTTGGTACGGATTATTATTTTTTATTGCAGGGGGATGAAATAGTTTCTGAACATAGCTTTGGGTATATTCGTGAGGCTATTGCAACTGACAGGGAGGCATTTTATTGCACCAGAATAAACCTATGGAGGGATTGTAATAGTTATATTAATGTCCCCGAAAACAGGCAACCGTGTAGCACACAGGTTATCCGGCTTGCGAAAACAAATTATAAGTCTGTTGGTGATGGGGAATCAATTCAAGCAAATGCAAGTGATTATTTTTTAAAACAGATTGAAATTTTCCACATGGGTTTTGTTAGAAGAAAAGAGGTGATGATTAATAAGATAAAAAATATGCAAATCAATGTCTTTCGGTTACCTGAATTTGACCCTAAGATGAACGATATGGATGTTTTCAAATGGGATGCTTGGTTTAGTGATAGCGAATTGTCTCCCATAAATAAACCACTACCTAAATTCATAACAAAATGGGCATCAACAAGACCATAAAATAAATATATGAACAAACAAGTAAGTAGCGGTGAATCCGCATTAGATAAGTTGCTTCAAGGCGTGGATTTAGTAGCTAATCCTGTAAAAAGTACGCTTGGTGCGAGAGGTAGAACAGTCATAATTGCACAAAGCTATATTGAAGACTACGGAACAAAAAACTATCCAATCCTTGTAACCAAAGATGGGTGGCGGGTATCGCAAAGCATTAACTCAACAGACCCATTAGTGCAAGCGGGAGTGTTATTCATTCAGGAAGCAGCGCAAAAGACGATGAATGATGCGGGAGATGCAACCACTACTTGTTGCTTATTTACACAAGCAATAGTTACCGAAGGGTTGAAATTAATAAAAGAAGGCGCAAATCCGCATGAGTTAAAAGCAGAGATTGAAAAAGCGGTTGAATATGTAGTTGGAGAATTAAAGAAAATGGCAATACCCATTGATGGAGATATTGAACGCATAAGACAAGTAGCAACCATAAGTGCCAACAATGATTCAGTAATTGGTGATTTGATTGCAGAGGCGTATAAGCAAATTGGCGAAGGGGGGAGTGTTACGATTGAAGAAGCAAAAGGAATTGGTACAAGTATTAAGATTGCAGATGGGTTTAAGTTTCATCGTGGGTGGGCATCACCTTATTTCATAACCAATCCTGCAAAAGAAGAATGTGAATTAGAAGAACCATACATTTTAATTTACGACAGACCTATTTCACAATTAGCACCGCTAATGCCAATACTTGAAAAGGTACTCGGTACAAAACGTCCATTACTTATTATATGCGAGGATTCAGATGGGGAAGCATTAGCAACACTTACATTCAATGTAGCACAAAAAACAATGAAAGGTTGTATTGTTAATTTAGCTTTCATGGGAGAAGGGAAAATAAGAGTGATGGAAGATATTGCATCGGTAACGGGCGGTACGTTCATCAATGAACTCAAAGGAGTGAAACTTGAAAACGTAACCTTGAAAATGTTGGGGCAAGCAAAGAAAGTAATAATCGGGAAAGAAAGCACTATTATAGTTGATGGGGCAAAAGATGAAAAGGAGTTTGACAAAACGGTTGACGCATTAAAAAAATTACTTGCAGAAACTGAAGGGCAAGAAGAAAAAGAAAAAATTGAAAAAAGAATAGCAAGACTAAATGAAGGGGTAGCTATACTTTCCATTGGGGCAATGACAGAAGTTGAAATGAAAGAGAAAAAAGACAGAGCCGATGATGCGGTTAGGGCAACTAAGTGTGGAATAGAGGAAGGTTTTATAGTTGGCTCTGGGTTGTCATTTTGGAAAATTGCATCTAATCAAGTATTTAAGACGAAGGGCGGCACAGTTATTTACGATTCAATACATAAGGCGACTGAACAAATATGTGAAAATGCGGGTGGAAATATGGAAGAGATTGCCGAACAAATATCTCAAGATGAAAACATTGGGTATAACGCAAAAACCAATCAATGCGAAGACTTGTTAGAAGCGGGGGTAATTGATGCGGTAAAATCCAATCGTTGCGCCTTGCAAAATGCAGCATCCGTAGCCTGTCAAATACTTACTTCACAGTATATAATAACTGATGTAATATGAAAATAACCGCCACCAATAATTGCGTATGGGTAATAAGGGAAGTTCCCGAATCTGAAAAGAACGGACTTCTCATACCTGATAGCGCAAAGAAAAAAGCCCACAGAGGAAAGATAATAACCGTAGGTAAACTTGTAACCGACAAAACAATTACCAAAGACGGTACAGCTATCTTCAATCAAACAAGTGGTTTTGAAATTGACCTTGATGGTCAGGTGTATGTTGTATTGCGTGATTCAGATATTGTAGGTACTTTATGAACCCATCGAACAATAAGCTAATAGTGAGAGTTGATGCTGCACAAAAATCTAACATACAGTTAGGCGGCATCAACTTTCTATTAGCTAAACAGTACAACAATAACCGAAGGGAGCAAAACCCTGTGGTATGCGAAGCGGTAACAAGCAACAGTAGAATAAAAAAAGGAACATTTCTATTGGTTCATCACAACCGATTTGCCGAACATTCCCCCTATGAACTTGAAGATGGACTTTATGCCATCCCATACGACAGACAAATATTTGCAAGGATAGATGAAGATGGTAATGCCCATTCCTTAAATGGGAACATCATAGCCCAACGAGTAGAAAGAAAAGCAGCAATCGAACTTGCCCCCACTTACCGAAAGAATTATTTTGATAGAGTTGTTATCCTTAACAATGGGTACGGGTACAAAAAAGGCGACGAAGTTTTTACTTTTCAATTTTCAGATTACGAAATTATCTACGTTTGGAAAGGAGAGGAAAGAAGGGTGGTGAAAGTTTTCGTGGAAGACATTTGTGGCAAGTTGTCGAAAAAGTGATTAAATTTGTAGAAATCCAATATTCCAATGGCAGAAACCACCTCACGTTCTTCTGACAATCCCCCATTTCATGACATCCTAAAGCAGATAGTTTTTGAAGACCCGCAGGAAATTGCAAAGAAAGAGACAGGCAAAAAGATTGCCGAAAAAATATATCTTGACCAAACAGGACAAACCAACAACTTAAACTTCTTTGCAGCAAGAGCATTAAGATGGAATGAACTTGAGAAGTGGTCGCTTGGGAAACAGGATATGCAGCAATTCCTTCCCTACATGAATGTTGCCGATGCCAACAAAGCCTATGTTCAAATTGATTTAACCCCCGTAATGATAGGCGCACAATTCGTAGATACACTTGTTGAATCCATAGCACAGAATGAAGAATATGTTTGCGTATCAGCAGTAGATGATGAAAGCATGGCAGAGAAAGAACAAAGGCAATTAGATGCTTTGTTCCGCATGAAAGAAGTAGAAACTATTGATGATATGCAACAGCAGACGGGTGTTCAACTTGAACCAACCAATGCTTACGTCCCCGATAACGAACTTTCCGCACAAGTATATTTTGAATTAGAAGACCGACTTCCAAAAGAAATAAAGTTTGAAAAGAAATTAGAGAATACTCTTTTAGAGAATCAATATGAAAGGGTGAAGAAAAGAAAAATGATTCGTGACCAAATCGTTTTCAATCTTGAATGTACAAAAGTAGAAAGAGGCGACAGTCAATATGATTATGTAATCAGAAAATGTATCCCAAGAAATGTTTTTTATAGTTTCTTTATGAGCGATACGGGTAAAGAAGAACTTGGATACATTGGGGAATGCTACAATTTAAAAGTAAGAGAACTAAGAAAAAAATACGGTACAAGCCCAACCAATCCAGATGGCTTAACTGAACAAGAAATTTATAATCTTGCAAAAAGTTCATCACAACAAACTCCACTTGTGAACTTCGCACACCTTTGGGGGCAGCAATACACAACTTTTAATAATAATACACCGTGGGATGAATGCTCCATATACGTTATCGAATTTGAAATCAAGGTAACACTTACCGATTACTATGTAAGCAAAACAGATAGTTACGGTAAGGAAAATATTACACCAAAGAAAGGAATCCCAAAACCAACTTCAGAGAAAGCAACCGTAATTAAAAAAGCAAAAGATAAAGTTTATAAAGGAGTTTATGCGCCCTATGGCAGACAGATGCTTTATTGGGGATTACCTGAAATTGTTTTGCAAGACGCACTATTTTCTTACAGCGTAAATATTTCAAGTAACACAGGCGAATATGTCCCATCACTATTTGAAAGAGCCATTGAGCCATTGAGAGAATATGCACTTACTAAGTTGAAACGAAAACAGCTCATCGCAAAACTTTCTCCCGGTACATATCGAATAGATGTTGAAAGCGCAAGAAATATTACCAATGGCACAGGAGATGTATTGCCGTGGGAAGAAATCGTTAGAATCAAAGACCAAACGGGTGTTGAATTATGGAGTAGCAAAGGATTAAACCCACTTGAAAGAGAAGCACCACCATTCAGCGCACCAACAGCCGACCCAACCATAAATAATATCATGGAACTTTCCAATCTTCTTACTTCAATCGGTATGGAGATTAGAGCATTACTTGGAGTTCCTGCATACAGAGATGGAAGCGATTTGCCTGAACGCACTCCTGCAAAATTAGCAGAAGGGCAAAACACAAGTTCCTATAACGCAACCAACTTTATTCCAAATGCCCACAATCAAATAATGGAAGATACTTTGCAGAAAGTATGTATGTGTGCATGGCAGGATATTGTTACTGATAAAAAAGAAACATCCGATGATTTAATAAATACCAAGTTCAAGGTATTTGTAAAAATGAAACAAACAGCGTATGAAAGACAATTATTGGAGCAGAACATACAAGTCGCTATGCAAACGGTGGATGGCAATGGTAATCCCCTTATATCATTTAAGGATGCTTTCACTATAAGAAACATTAAGAACTTTAAGTTAGCAGAACTATATCTTGCCAATAAGATTGAAGAAAACAAACAAAGAGCAAGAGAAGATAGCGAAAAACTTCAAGAACAAAATGCACAGGTGCAGCAACAATCAGCTAAACTTGCAGCAGATGAAGCCAAGAAATTACAGGATGAACAAATTCAAGCAACCAAAGATTTAAAAGAATTTGAAACAACAAAACAAAAGGAATTAGAATTACTAAAAGGCTTCATGGCTATATGTGCGAAAGATGAGACAGGCACATTGGTAAAAACTTTAATGCCTGCTATTCAGTTATTAGTCCCTAACATATCATTACCATTGCAGCAAGAGAATAAGAATATGGTAGAGGGCATACAAATGCAGGCAATGGCAGAGCAACAACAAGCAATGCAGCAAGAACAACAACCACAACAAGAACCTCAAATGCAAATGGCATGAAAGTAAGAGTACCAACAGGCGGCGGCGAAGAACCACAAAACCTAACACCGCAACAAAGAAAAGAGTGGAATGCGTATGTGGACTATCTCGATAAAAAAGGGTACAAAGGTTCACCGCTACTTGATAAAAAAGATACAGGACTTGCAACGAGTTTATTTAACCAATTCAAAAAAGAAAATCCAAATACAACATTGTCATTAGACCATGTGAAAGCCGTTCAGTCAGAAATGGAAACACTCGCTAATTCAGCAAGAAATTTTGAAGCAAGAAGGGGGAATCCAAATGCCACGAATATAATGGCAGGGACATCAAAAGTTGATGGATGGCCGGGGAGTAAAACAACATCCTTCAAGTTCCCTGACATGGAAAAAACAACTTATAATAATAGTGTACTAACATCACATCAAAACTTAGGGTTGCTTAATCCTCAATTAAAGCCAACCGATTCCGCATCAGCAAGAGCCTTGCAGCCAACCACACCAACAACAGGTAGTTTAAAATTAGAAAAGATGGCTGATGGTAAATATTACTACCAGAATAAAGACGGGGATTATGTACAATATAATAAATAAATGATTGTAGAGATACAAGGAATAAAATGTACTTATCGTGACTTGCGTGAAGACGAAGAAGTTCTTTATTCTAAACTTCCGCAAGAGGAACAATACTTTCGCAGGATAGACCATCCATTTACAAACGATGATGAACTAATAGATATTGCATCCGTACCATTTGATGAAAGAAGGGGCAAGTATAATAAACTTCAAGCCGCATGGGTAGAGAGAGAAGAAAAAAGAATGACATACGGCGAAGGTGTGTATGCTTCAATAAACAACGTCCTTACTTATATCCCTGCATCTTATTGGGGTTATGTTAATCATTGGGAATTGGAGCATGGTGAAAAACCTGAATACCGTGAAGCAGATAGAATATTCTTTTTATTCATGGAGTATATTTGTTTTGAAACGGATGTACTTGGTGTGACCCGTGGAAAAGGTAGAAGACAGGGAGCAACATCACTTGGATTTTATTGGATGTGGTGGATATGCGGAAGGACGGAAGAAAAAAGAGGCGGTTCAATGTCATTTGATGATGATGCTGCCAAGAAGAATTTTCAGGCAATGTTCATGCGTGGTTTCAAAGCAATGCTGCCATGTTTTGTAAGAGACTTCGATAGTAAAGCAGAAAACTTTGTAAGGTTTGTTAAGCCTGTTGAAAAAGCAGCGAAAGGTGTTATCCAAAAAAGAGAAGGATTAAATTCTTATTGCGATTATCTTTCCAATTCAATTAATAGCTACGATTCTGGCAGGGTTTCGTTTCTGTTACCTGATGAGGGCGGTAAGTATCACCGTATAAATATAAATACTTACTGGTCTAAAGTTTCTCCAACATTAAGAGTTGGTAGAAACAAAGTTGGTTTTGCTTATATGCCAACTACGGTAAACCCGAAAGAAAAAGGCGGCGAACATTATCAGCAATTTTGGAATGAAGCCGACCAGAATGCACTCAACCCAAATACGAAAGAGCCATTCGGATTAAAAACACCACATAAAGTAGTAAGATATTTTGTTCCTGCAACAGAAGGTTATGCGGGATGTATTGATAAGTTTGGGCAAAGCGTAGTTGATGACCCCGCAGAACCAATAATGGGTAATGACGGTAAGATGATAACCGAAGGTGCAAGGACGGTTATCATGAAAGAAAGGGAACTTAAAAAAGGCGAGCAGTTAATGGAACATCGTCGTGACTTCCCATTGGACGTTTACGATATGTTTTCGTTTGCCACAGGCCAATGTGAGTTCAATGAAGAAAGAATAATGAATCAACTGCGGGAACTTGAAATGAACCCACGGTATTTAAGAAAATGTAGATTGTACGGGGATAAAGTAAAGAAGACTTCCATTTTTACAAATAAAGAAGCAGTATGGGAAGAAACGAGATTCATGGATGATGATGCGGGTGAATGGTTGTTATTTGAAAAGCCTGTACGGGAAAACTTTTACGACCATAGAGGCAGTATGTTGCCACTTAATAGTACAAGATATTCAATAGGCGTAGATACAATCAAGAGTGGATTTACAATAAATGGTTCTACCGCTACAATATGCGTGTTTAAAAAATCTCACATTATTGATGGGGTAGAGACGGGGCTTTATCCTGTTGCGTTGTATATGGGTAAGCCAAGACTAATGCAACATCTTTACGAGCAAGCAAGGTTAGCTTGTATGTGGTACGGAGCGAAAGTAAATTTTGAGATAGACGCAGGAACGCATCACTACGATTATTTCTTGGCAAAAGATTGCCAAAGTTTCCTTGAATGGACACCAAGAATAACACTTGATATTACAAAGAAACATCAGATGATAAAGCCGGGGTCAGAGAGTGCCAACCCTTTCCAATTTGCCATGCAGCTTGAAGTAGCTAAGAAATATTTTGATGGTACGGTAGTGGACGGATATAATGGTAATTGCCATCGTATCGTTTTCCCAATCATGCTTCAGCAAGCACTTGAGTATAACCATTCTGACAGAACAAAGTCGGATGTGATTATATCCTTAATGATGGCATTACTACCTTGCTTTGGCTCTATCGAAATGCTACCTGAACCCGCCATGAAACCGAAGTTCATTTTACCGACATACCAAATAAAAGCGTACCCTAATTAAAATATTTTTTTATTTGTAATTTTAGTATAATTTTGTAAACGTAGTTAAAATCCAATATTTGTATGACAGAAGCTATTGAAGCATCTAATGGTGTGTCCACACCTGAAACCGTAGCAGCACAGCCAACTCCCGACCAGATACAGATGAATGAATTTGAGCGTATGGCTTTTGGGGGAGAGAAAATAATTTCTCAAGAACCGATTAGCGCACCTTCGATAGAAACTCCCCCCGTTGCTGCTACTGAAATTCCCGCTACTCCCGCAGAACAAGTATTAGACGCAAGTGATTTTCTCAAAACTAATTTTGGGTGGGAAAGTATAGAAGCCGCAAAAGCGGAACTTGAAAAATTAAGAACTACGCCAACGGCAACCGCAGCAGAAATCGCTTTCGCAAATGAAGAAAGCAAAAAACTTCATCAACTATTAAAAGAAGGTAAAACAAAGGAAGTAAGAAATTACTTGGAAGCCCAAGAACTAATGACGGGTCTTGATACAATGGCAGATGAACAAAAATTGAAATTGTATATCAAGATGCAGAACCCAAGATTCGACAAGGAATTAGTAGATGATGAATTTAATTCTTTGTATAGCATCAATGAAGATGATTACTTGGATGACCCAATGAAATTAAGAAAGGAGAAATTAAGGCGTGAGCAAAGAATAGAAAATGATGTGCAGAAAGCCCAAGATTATTTCTCCCAATATAAAACAAAAATAGAATTACCCGATATACACCCACAAACAAATGCTGTTGATAAAGATTACGAAGACTATAAAGCCAGTACCGCAAAGTCTTTGGAAGATTACAACAACATAACAGTTCCCGCAGTAAATTCACTCAAAGAAACAGACATCCAATTAAAAGCAAACATCAATGATGCAAATAACCAAATGCAATTTGATGTATCCGTAGTGCCAGAAAGGGAAGATTTTGAGAAAGCGAAACAAAATTCATTGTCCGTTTTTGATTATCTGACCAAAACGTGCTATGACCAATCAGGAAAGTTTTTACCTGATAGACTTGCAAGGATGGTATTGCTTAACGACAACTTTGATAAGTATGCTCAGAGTATCGCAAGACAAGCAGTAAACGCAGAAAGAAAAAGAGTGATTGCTACTGACACAAGAACAAATGGTGGTATTCAAAGGGACTTCAACACAGACCCCGTAGTGCAAACAGAACTACAAAAGTTTGAGAAGATGGCCTTTGGGTAATTGGTTCATTATTTAAAATTAAAAAAACTTATTTAAAATGGCAGTACCGGCAATTTATAGGGGTGCAACTGGCGCACCCGGAACGATAGCCTACCCTTCGGGGCTAACAACAGGCATCTTCAATGAACTCAATTTCGTAATCCCTGAATGGAAACCAAAATTGATAGCCAAGTATGGTAATAGTTCTTATATGCTTGCTTCCGAAATGCTCGGAGCATCAACCGTAGAAGAACAAACAACCACTACAAATACATATTCACACTTTGAGAAAGGTCGTCCTTTTGGAGTTGGTATTAATAATGCTAACGTAAATGCAACAGCAGGCGCAACCGTTTCTATCACATTCAAATCTCCTGATTCTTATAACAACGCAGCAGGCACACAATCACCGTTCCTTAACTTACAGACCGTTAAACTTCGTTCTAATGGTCGTAAAGCAAGGATTCAAAACATTGTCAGAACAGCAGGCGCATTCACAGCAGACCTTGTTCCACTTGGTTCTTATGCTTTGAATAGTGGTTCAGCAGCTTCAGGTTTCTTGCTTGCAGGCGAAGGTTTGGAAACTTTCGGTAATCAACTTGCGGGTGAGTCTTCTGATTCACAAGGTACGCAACAACCAAAGTTGTATCGTTATGATAATACCGCAACTGTTCTTCGTGCTTCAGTAAAAGCAAGTGACCTTGCTTCAATGAATAAAACACAGATTGATTTTGGTGAAGATGAATTTTATCTGCCAAGACTTGCTGTAAAAACAATGAACGAGCAGATGATGGTATCTATCGAAGATGCAGTAATGGAAGGTGTGCCATACTCTAACACAACTGACATCGGTACTATCGGATGTATCCCTGAAGTTGTATCAAGAGGTTCTGATGTAGTTTATACACAGTACAATTTCACAATCGGAGATTTCCAAAATCTTACCAAAGTAATTGATTACAATGGTGGGCCTGCGGAGTACCACTTCTTGCAAGATATTCAGCAAAGACAAGACATCAACAACTTGTTATTTGGTAAGTACCCTAACGGAATGGTAACTTACGGTTCAGTAGGTTTTGGTCAGGAAGCAGCCGTTTCTTATGGTTTCAAATCATTCGCAACCGATACATATTCTTTCCACTTCCATCGTTATA